CGAATAATAACCTCTATATCGGCTGTTGTTGCTATCTTGAAAGCATAGGCAAAAACAGTTGTACTATCATTACCCGAATAGCTATTTTTAATTATCGTAGTTGAAATTGTCATAGTTCTATTTACTCTATAATACCATTATTCTTTTGATTTTTAAACATTTACTTCTTCTTCTTTCTTTTCTTCATATCAATTCTAACCTGTAATGCTTGTTTTGCTATATCTATCATATTTTCATAAAAACCATCAATAAGTTGCTTTTTATCATTAGCAGATACACCATCATTATTATAAATCAAAGTTACTACATCTCCTATTTCTTTAATAGGTTTTGCCATTTCAACTAAATATAATAGTTCTGGATCAATTCTATTCCATACTTTCAAAGCATCATCTAACTTATTTTCTGCCATTAAATATTCAAATGTTTCTACATCACGTGCTATTATTTTATATAAATCCCAAAATTTAGTTAAATGTTCAGAACTAGCACTAGGATGTCTAACTACAAATCCTCTAATTATAGGTATTTCTGATAAATTTCTAACCCAATTATCAGACCAAGGTTTTATAGGTGGTGTTGTTACGCCTATTGTTTTGAAAGAATAATCCAATACAGATAACGCATATCTTCCTAAACCACCTGACCACGCTAGTATATAATTTTCTACTTTAGCAGGACTATCTAATGACATACGTAAAGGCCCTATTCTCATAGCTTCCATTCCTAAACTATCTCTTAATTTACCAAAAATACTCCCAATTAATTTAGCTGTTTCACTTGTATATTCTGTATATTGATATTCGGGTAATAGTTTTTCCACATTATAAGGTACTATTGGTCTATCCATAAAAAAGTTTCTATTTTGTGAATCTTCTATAAATGGTCGCATAAATTCTGGTATTGGACTTAATGATTTCATAAAATCAAAACCAAAGTCTTTCATTGAATTTATAGCATCTTCCCCCTCCTCTTGATTATAAATCCAATCTAATAATCTTTCTGGTAAAGTTCCAAAAATCCAACCTATTTCAAATGGTTTAGGTATTCTCCAAACAACTTGTTCTGGTGTTCCTTCATTCGTAATAATAATCCACGATAAATCTTTTTGCCATTGTGGTAAATCTTTATAAACTTGACTATCTTTATTATTATACCAAATTAAAAGAGTGGGTAATGTAATAAATTTTGTTGCGTTCCATAAAATTCTTCCTTGTCTTTTTGGGTCTTTAAGACCCTCATAAATTTTCATTAATCCTTGTACTCTCGCATTAAAGAAAGCATTTATCATATTCATACCTTGCATACTTGTACCCATCTTTCTAAAATCTACAGTTAAATCTCTAGCTTCAAAACCTGCTAATTCAAGAATTTCCCTTTCTGACATTTTCTTATTATCTGGTAATTTAACATTTTCTTTTTCTAATCTTTTTAAAGTCATTTTAAAATCACCAAGTCTTGACCCTGTTTCTGCTATTTCAGAAATAATCCTTAATGATTCTAGCCAATTTTTAGGTTTAATAGCATTATGTAATGTTCTACTTGTTAAATATTCTAACATTTGTGCATCTTTAAAATATGCTCTATCAAACGATATTAAGGTAGACTGCATAGCACCAGATTTCATAAATTTAGAATACAAAGCATCTCCTACTACTTTATCTTTGATTATATGAAAAATACCTATTGATGTGTCCCAAAATGGAATAAATGAATTTTTTGAAAATACCGCAGCAAAAAACGTATCACGACCTAAATTTTTAAATATGAAAGCTGGATCAAGTGTAGCACCTGCTCTTAATGTTCTTGTAGGAACAGATAACATTCTCATTACCCACATTGCTTGAAACTTATTCAAATCCTTTAAAGAAGTTGCAAAATCAACACCTACTTCATAAACTTTCATTTTACCATTTTCAAACACAGCTATTTGAGATTTTGTTAAAGTTGTACCATCTTTTCTAAAAACAGTTAAACCTTGTTTTGCGTTTTCACTAATACCTTTAATATCTAAAAATAAACTTTCTAATTCTTTACTTGAAATTTTAACTTCTTTTATATTTTTAACTTGATGAATACCCTCAAACATATCACCAATACCTTTGCTTTTAGCGTGTTGTGCATTTAAAACCATATCTATAAATGATTTATTAACTGCATTTTTTTCGGCAATTTGTACAAAATGTAAAGTATTCAACATCATAGTTTCAATAGGATCAATATTTATCTTTTTACCTTCAATATCACCTACTAATTTTTTTAATGGATTTTTAACCACAGAACCTAAACCTGTATCTGTACCTCGAAGTTTTATATCTAAAACTTTATTCAATGGTACGTAATCTCTATTAAGTTCTAAAACTTTTGCATATAATTCTGGTGTTAATATTCCAGCATCTTTTAAATATGTTAATACTCTTTGTTGATACTCATTTAACTCTTTAAATATTTGACCAAATTCTGCTTCAAATTGTTTAATAACATTTTTTAATTTTGCTCTATCAATTTTAGTTAAAGTAAAACCTGTTTCTATACCTTGTTCAAATTTTTCCATTGCTCTTTTAGCAACTGAAAATACAGTAAAATCTCTATATTTTTCTGGTGTTTTAATAACTTTATCCAATACTTGATATAAAGATTTTCCATTATCTTTAAGTGTTTTAAAGTCAAATGTAGCTTTTTTAATAAAATGAAAACCTTTACCTATATTACCCATTTGAACACGCATTTTTTTATAAACATCCATTTTTTTTACATTAACGCCTCTAGCCGCAGCTTCTTCAACAGCTTTTAAAATAGGATATAGTCTATCTATAATATGTGTAGTAATACCAGCTTTAAAAGATTCAAAATTTGCTAAATCTAATTTAATTTTACCTATTGCTATTTTATCTTCTATAAAATTTACATCTTTATCTTTAGACCTTATAAATTCTTTATTCTTTTCAAAAATCTTAACAACTGGTTGTCCATTTTCAGCTAATTTTTCTTCTATATCTGCTATTCTTTTCGCTTTAGTTAATATTTTTCTTTTCTTAACAAGTTCCGCTACATTTTTTTTAGCTTCTATCTGTAATAGTTTTAATCTACTTTCATTATAGAACTGATTATTTTTCTTTTTATTTTTTATTGCATTTATTTCAGCCATTACGTCTGAATGTTTGGAATCCAATTTAGCTACTTCTTTTTCTAATTTTTTATCTCTTTCTTTTTCAAATTTAACTACATCTTTTTCTTCTATAACCTTTCCTTCTTCTTTAGTTTCTTTTAATTCCTTTTCAAAACTCTTTAATTTAGTTTCATTTAACTCTTTGATTGATGTTGTTTTAGCTTCTTTGATATTTTGTTTTAAAGTTTTAATTTCCTTATCTAACCTTTTTACTTCTATTTCTTTACTTTCAATAACTTTAGGTTTCGATTCTATATCGAGTTTATTTAATTCTGCTAATTCCTCTTTTAAATCTTTAATTTCTTTTTCTACAAGTTTCTTTTCATTTCTTGGAGTTTTAATATTTTTACTACCAAAATCTTCTATCATTCCAACATCATTTTTAAGTTTTTCTATCATTGTTAAATGATCTGTTTTATTTCGTATTGTACTTGCTTTAAGCATTTGAGATGCTTTAGGATCAACAAAGCCAAATAAACCTAAAATTAAAGCATTATTTACCATTGTTTCTTTATTGGGCATTTGACCTTCTACAGCAGAACCTACGCCTGTAAGAGCCGCCCATCTTGCAGAAGCTACACTAAATTTATTAATTGGTACTGTATGTTTTGCTATTTTTAAATAAGGTAAAATAGCTGGTGCTACTGACATTGCACCTATTGTTAATCCACCTTTAATACCTTCTTTAACTCCGTGTTTTAAAAATAAATTCCAATATTCACTAAATGTATCTACATCTCCTTTATGTAATGCTTGAAGATACATTTCTTTAATACTATCATTTACAAAACCTGCACCAAAACCTATACCAAAAGGATTACCAGATAAACTTCCTATAGCTGCACCAACTCCAAATGTAGGTGCGTCTGCCCCTAAACCAACTAATGTTTCAAATAATCTTTCTATTGCACCTGTATCTTCTGGTTCTGCTTGAAATGCTTTTCTCCAATCTAAACCTGTTTTTCCAAAAGTATATTTACCTTCGGTTTGCTGCATAAAAAGATTTATATTAGATTTACCTAGACCTCTTTCCCAATATGTTTGCCAATCAGCATCATCACCTACTGCCCAATCTTCAATACCTTCTAAAGTTTTTTTCCACCAAGCACTATTAGTTTCTTCTAATAAAGTATATTTTTTATCTGCACCAAAGATTTCAGTATCACTCGCACCAGCAGCTTTTAATCTTATATATTTATTTCTGTTATATGCTTGTATTGCTTCTGTATCATCAACAGCACCTGTAGCATTATTAATAATATCCCAATTAATATCAGCCATTATTCTTTTTTCTTTCTACGTTCTTTTTCATACTTTTCCGCAGCTTCTTGATATTCTACTTTTTCATCAGTTACTACTAACTTTCCATCCAAATATACTACGTGATAATAATAACCATCTTCTTTTTTAAAATATTTTTGTTCATTTGATTTTGGTACTTTCCATCCCTTCTTTTTAGTTGCTTTATCTTTGAGTGAACCATCTGCATTATGTGTTTTTCCATATTCCCCTACCCAATAAAAATATCTATTAGAAGTTATACTTGCAGATGGCATTTTTTCTACACTACCATCTTCATATTCTTTAAATGTATATATACTACTTTTCTTTTCTGTAGTTATATCCTTCTTTTTCTTTTCTTTAATTTGTTTGGTAACTATTTTAATATCTTTTTTATTTGCTGTTTCCATAAATTTTTTATATCCGTCTGTTTCCATATATCTTTTCATTTCTACACCATCATTAAAAGCATTTACATCACCATTATATTTCTTTTTATAATAAGTGTTCCATACAGGCCCTTTCCATTCAGCATCTGATGTTGTAGATGACATACTTTCTGCAACACTTTCTATTTGTTGTGGTAAAGATAAAACATATTTTGT